GGTCTCGCCATTGCGCTGCACGGGAGCCTGACCCGTGCCCTGCTGCGCGTTCTGATGAGGCGCTGCCATCTCAGACACCAAGCATCGTCGCGAACGCGAGCGGATAGCGAATGATCGCGCCGAACGAACCGCTGGTCTTCTTCTGAAGATACGAAGACGACTTATACTCAATCCGGTGGTCGCGGAGCTTCTCGTTGAAGGCGCAGTATCCAGTCTGCTGACCGTCGAAGGTCTTCGCGATCAACTGAACGACGTTGCCCGCCGAAGTCGAGTAGCGCGGATCGGACACGAAGTTGACGTTCGGGAACGTCTCTTTGATGTACGCCTTGACCGTGATGCCGAACTGATTGGTCGCAGCCAGCGCGCCGGACACCGAACTCGCGTACACGAAGGTGAACTCGGTGTCGGTATCGACTTGGCCAGGGGCCTGCGTGGCAAGCTGAGTGTAGAGCGCCATGAAGTCGGAGTAGACCTCACCAGCCTGCGCGTTGACCTGCCCATTGTTGACCCACTTCACGCCGCCGGCCGCCTTGGTGGACGGGGTGACAGGAGCGGGTAGCGACGGATCGTTCAGAACGCCGTAGTTCGCAAGGCCAGCTACACCGAAATGATAGGTGATGTCCTGGAACTTATCGAGCGTCTTCGCTGCCGAAATCTGCTTCTCAGCAACCAAGTTGAGCTTAGCGGCGCCAGCCCGCGCCTCCTCCAAATCACCGATGGTGAGGTGAGTCTGGAACAGGTACGGCTGACGGGCTTCCCACGAAGCGTTGACGTCTGAGATGCCGTTGTCGTTGTAGTCGCCGTAAGACGATACTTCGCCAACGTTCTCAATCATCGGGAAGTAGGCCGTCTGGGTTTCCCAATCACCCTTCTTGACCTCGCCGAGGATCTGCGCGCCCTTGTTCGGGGTCTGGAGGATGCGAACAACCTCCGGATCCACGAAAGACGTCAGCCACGCCGGAATGCCAGCGTTGGGCTGGGTCACGAGCGCAGGCTGCGCATCGCAGGCCATCGCGAAGTTGTTCTTAAAGGCCTTCGGCATCCAGTCGGAAGCCATCGGCACAATGCCCCACTCGGCTTCGAGCCGGGACTTATCGACGTGGAAGGTCATACGCGCTGTCTCCTGTTAGCCGAGGGGGACGGTGGTGGTCTTGATCAGTTCGCCAGCCGCCCCGATGGACTGCGCGTACCACTTGGTTTCGGTGCTGCCGGTCACGGTGGCGCCCGCTGCGGCGTAGCTCACCGTGCCGTTGGTGTTGTTGGCGAAGGCCTTCATGCCGATGGCGACGGCGCCAGAACCTGCGTTCTTCATCCAAAAGTCTCCGCCCTTGAACATCTCGCCGATGCCCTGCCCCGCCGGAATGGTCATCCCGAAAGTCGAGGGATAGGCAGTGACGAGAGCCTGAAGGTTGCGGTGCATGAAGGCGGTGGGCGCGCCCGTGCCGCTGTTGGAGAGGATCTTGCCCGTGGCGGTATCCGCCCAGACAAAGAGGCCGACCGTCACGCCGTTCGGGCCAGCGACGTAGCCGCCCGGCATAGAGAGCGCGGAGTGACGCGGGTTGACCGAACAGAAGTCGCCGGCGATGCCGGGAGCCTGATCAACGTTGAGAGTGGTCTGGAATGCCATCGTGCTGACTCCTTAGCTCGCCAGACGGTTGGCGTTGGGGAACATCTCTTCGTAGGACTGAGCCTTGCCGGCGGCGTCCTGAGCGAGGGCGGTGCGGGCCGCAGGACGCGGGGCGTCGCCAGGCTTCGGCGCGAGGCCGATGATGGTCTTGAGCGCAGAGGCATCGACGCCCTTGTGCTCAATGCCGAGGGTCGTCAGAGCCGCGCGGTGAACCGCCTCGGCGCTATCGCAGGCGACAGTCATCGTGCCGACCCACGGGCGAACGTAGTCGAGGGCGTCACGGAGATCAGCGCCGCGCTGGCGTTCAGCCGCTAAGGCCGCATCCATCGCGGGCTTGTCGATCATGCCCTTGCGCGCATCGCTGACGGCCTTGGCGGCAGCGTCCTTCGCCATACGCTCGGCCTCAACGCGAGTGACCACGTTCTTGGCGTCCATGGCGGGCTTACCCTTGCCATCCCCAGTAACGGTCGCGACCGGGGCGGGGTCGTCCTCGCGCTTGGCCGGCATCATCTTGGCGACCTCGGCGCAGATCGCGTCACACACGTCGTCCTCAAGGCCCTTGTCCTTAAGCATCGCCTTGAACTCAGCCATATCGGCATCGTCGTCCTCGGCGGGCGGCTCTTCGCCGGCAGCGGCGGCAGCCGCAGCTACTTCAGCCGGATCCTGCCCGGTCTGTTCGGCCACGGCTTCCACGACTGCATCGCTGATCTCATCGACTAGTTCGCCGACATCATCAATGTCCTCGTCTTGGGCGAGCTTGCCCTTGACTGCCTTATGGAGCGCGAGCACCAAAGCGGGCTTGTGCGTCTTGAAGTTCTTCGCGGTGATGCCGTTGACGATGGGGCCGAGATCGACCTTAGCGTCCTGCGCCAGCTTGGGCTTGAGATAAACGGACAGCGCGCCCTGCGTGTGAGCGGCTGCCCCCGACAGGGCGTGCTTTGCCATGATGAGAGTTCCCGTGGTGGCGCCGCTTGGAGGAGTCGGCCCGGCGCGGCCGTTCGTGGCATCGCCCGCATCTTGCGTAGCGACGATCTGCTTGGCGGCATCAGCCGCAGCAGTCAGGTGATGGAGGACGGCCTCTGCGCTGTCGGAGACGACGCAATCGCTGCCGACCCGGCCTTTTGGGACCAGCCCGACGTGATTGAAGGAGATGCCCTTCATCCGCAGGTCGTAGGGTTCACCCTTGAAGGAGCCGGGTTCCTTGACCGCAGTGTAGTGGTAGGCGCTGGAAAGCTCCTTGGCACTATCGTCTTTGATGCAGTCGATGGCGGGGCCTGACCAGACCGCCATGTCTCCATCAAGATAAGGATCGTTCCAGATCGGATTTGATACGGTCCCGACGGTTCGTTCATGATCGTGATTAGACGCATGAACGGGGTTGTGCCCGTAAAGCAGAGGCTTGTTGTTAAGACTCTGCGCCGCTTTCTCAAGTTCTGCCGGATCTCGAAACAGGCGATAAACCCTATCCGGATCAAGGCCGAGTTCCTCCCAATAAGGGATTTCTTTTCCGAGGTAGGGGCTGACCCCTGCCTTCGTGATGTGGACCTTCTCGACATGCAGGTGGCCGTCCCTGTCGAATAGACGGGACGACAGCGAGCGGTCGAGCGCGAGGGTCGTGGTGGCGTTGGCTTCTGCCATTGGCTTGCCTGAAGGCGATTTCAGTCGGCGAAGGTCGGCTCACAAAAACACCGACACCGTGGAAGTGCCCCGGCGTGCCCAGTCAGGCCATCAAGCGTCGGAGGGCTGTCCCAGCGAACAAACCTGCCGTCCATCGCGCGATGGGAGGATCTGACAGCAGCGTCTTCAGCGGTGCGCCACAGATACCCTTCCGACCCAACGTGCTGCGCCCTCGCTTGCGTGAGGGTCGTATTTGCGCGCCCTGTCTCAGTGTAGGCGATTAATTGGGCTCGTGATTTTGTAACATGTTCCGTCCGCATGATCTCTGCGGCGAGGGCGTCGGCGCGGGTGCCATTTGCAACCGCTTCACGGGCCAGTTTCTGAACGCGTTCCGCCGCCTCGCGGGGGATGCTCTTTATGAGCGTCACCTGCTCTTGCTGAAGCGCTTGCATCACATGGCCAGTCGGGGCTTCAGCGATTTCCTTCTTGAGTCCTGCGCCAATTGTTCGCGCGACACGGAACCAGGAACGCTCATCACGAGCCGCAGTCTCGACCACCATGTGCGTCGCCGCAGCCTCGGCCCAAGCGTCAATGCCGCGTTCGTATTGACGAATTGCCTCGGCGGCTCTCTCGGCCCCATGAGGCGTGCTGACGTCGTGCCCTCGAAGGATGTCGCCGACGCGCTTGGCGAGCGAACGCAGTTGCGAACTGTACTGGTTGACGATCTTCGTCGCTCGGATGAAGGCCGAGCGGGCCGAGAGCGGATCACGGTCCATCGCTAGGGATGGAAGGGGCGAGGATCGTGGCCGCAAGCAATTAGGGCAATGCGCTCGGCTATCGAAGCGATACGGGCGAACAACGGCTACTCCCGTCGCCCCCGCCTCCGGCAGAGTCACGCCCCGGCCGCCTTGTGATGCAGCACGCAGATGACGCCAGTCCGTGAGCCCGCCTCGCCGCTGCCCGTGGATAGATCGTTGTCTACCAAGTAACGGTTGCTCTTCGCTCGCCCGGGATGAGGCAACGTCTCGTCCATCGGGTGCTTAGCGTTCAGATATGCCTCGAACGCCTCATGAGACTGGTCGTCGACCTGTTCTTGTGAGACGTGTTCAGCAGCGGGCTTATCCTTGTTGAATTCACGCCGAGCCGCACGGGCTTCCCGATCTGTGATCTCGGAGCGGATCTCACCCTTGTCAGCCCAAGCCTCTTGGCTCAAGCGATCTGCGTGACGCCCAGCCTCGTCTGGATCGTGGTAGGCCCCGTGGATCGTCAGGCCGCCTCCGTGATGCCCTTCGGCAACGATATGGAGTCCACCTGTTCCATCGCCCTTCCCGGCCACAGCGATGCTCTTGGCGTGGGCCTGAGGCTGGTTAAAAGCAGCCAGCATCTTTTGGGTATGAACCGCACCTTGATAGGACGCATTCTCGCCGTACGATGCGAGATCGTAATCCCGGTCCAGCTTGTCGTGCTGCTTCTGCAAAACCGCGATTTGATGCTTCGTGGCTTCAGTTCGCCCCGAATGCACCCCGTGGACCACGATGTTTCCCGTCTCAGGGTTGTGGCTGGCCACGACGTGGGCGGTGCTGCCAGATCCGAACTGGCCGTTCTCCGACCGAGGATGATCGCCCTCTTTCCATTCCGCATCAGAGGCAAGCGAGTCGACGTCAGCCTCGCCCACTTCCGGGGCGTCCGCCACGCGAGAGGCCGCAGCATCAATGTCTGCGTCCGTCAGGCCGGGGAAAAGTCCGGTGTCCCGAAGCCCACGCAGAACTTCGGCCTCAGGCACCGTGCCGCCCTCCCCCGCCTGGAGGATAACAGTAGCCTTCTTGACCGCGAGGTCGGTCGCATCCGAGATCGAGGGCGGGGGCACCTTTGAGGTGTCCAGCCCAGCGTAAGCGCTATCTTCGGCGTGCGCGACGCGTGTCCGCTCTTCCTCACGGGATATGACGCGGGCCTCAATAAGTGCCTTGCCGGTCTCAGCCTTGGTGCGCTCAATATCCGCGAGATCTTTGGCATCCATCGACCACAGCGGGTTGTAGCTGTAGCTTAGGTCGGGGTCGACCTCGCCCCAGAGATTGATCTGGGCAAAAGCGAAAACGCGATTGAGGTTAGGCGAGAACACCGCATCCTGGTAAGCATGGATGCTGTCGTAGAAGACGCGGATTTCTCCGTCAGACGACGCGTTCAGACCTTTGGGTGTGATGCCGAGCAGTTTGACCAGCGGGATGCCGGACACGCTCGACATTTGCTCCTGTGCCTGAGCCTGTAGCGCGTCGAGCGTCCCGAGGCTTGTCTCGATGTTAAAGAACTCTTCGCCCTTGTCTGTCCCGCTGCCCTTGTCCAAAACCATGACGCCGCGATTATTCCGCAGCTTCACGAACGCATCGACCCGAGCGATAACTTGAGCCAAGCTGCCGCTGGCAAGTGCGCCGACAAGATCGAGCTTCAGCCCCTTGTCGGAGAACGAGTCGATCAGATCGGACACGCCCTGTCGGGTGCGCAGCCAGTTGTCGATATAGGGCTTGGCCTGCTGGCTTATGCTCACGCCGCCGAAGCTGTACGTGGGCTTCAACAGGTCGGGCACTTCATGCGAGACGAACGTCAGAAGGCGCGTAGTATGGACGGCGCGCCCCTGCACATACCAAACCTTCGGCGCGTACCAGTCCTCAGACAGTGGGTTGGTGGTGTTATACCCGCTGGGGTAGCACCAGATAGCCTCGACAGTGCGCATCCCCTTCAGCGAGCCGCGCCCAACCTTGTTGCAGCTGGTCTGATCGACCCCGCACCCCACGGAGGACGACAACTCGTCCACATCCCCCTGAGCGCCAAAATCCAGGAACAGGTGATGGCGCCCCATGTACGCCTCGAACTCCGCCGCCTTGCGGAAATGCTCTCGCACCCGCAGACGCTTGAACTCGCCTTCAAGCTCCTTCACTTTGGCCGACTTGTCGGTCTCGCCGGTCGCTTGGATCTTGATCCACTTCCGCGTCGCTTCCTCGGCGACGGTCTTAGCAATCTTGCGGTACTCAGGGCGCTGCGCCAGTTCCGCCAGCATGGCGAAGCCAGGCCACATCACGCCGTCGACAAGGTTCAGGCCTGAGTACGCCTGCCCAGCCCATTGCGAAGCCGCCGCGATCCCTTCGTCCTGCGCGATGGTCGGCAGGTGATCCGGGATTACGCCGGGCGGGAACTCGGGAAGCACGAAGGGCTGCGGAGGAGCGATCTCTTCGACGCGACTCGCATGAGCCAGCGCAACAGCAGCGCTCGCGACCAAATCTCGTCTCTGATGAACAGGCGGCATCGTGCGAGCAGGTTCAGCGACCGCTTGACGGTCAGCTTGTCGCGCCAGCCGAGCCGCACGCGACGACCGACGGCTCATCAGAAGGGAGACCTGCCCAGCATATCGAGTTCCTGAAGCATCGTGTCGGTAAAAACGACGGCGCGTCGCGATGCGATGGGCCAGAACGCCATCACGATGGCATCGGCGACATTCGGCGACCGCGTGCCCTCAGGAGCCTTGTCCACCAACAGGCGCATTCGCCCGTCTTTCTTAGCCGTCGGCTGGCTGAGTTCTTTCTCAATCTGCCGGAGAGCGGTGAGGCTTGATGGCAGGCTGATGAGGTCGGAAGGATCCCAAGTAAATCCGGGCTCTGTTCGTGCGCGATAGGTTCGCTCAAAGCGGCGCCGAAGTTGCCACCAAGCCTGGGCCTTCAGGTTGGCGTAGAAATCCTTGTTAACCGGTGACTGCCTGTCATGCGGCTCGACGTGCTCCTCAGGGTCTCTGACAACCGATCCCGCATTCCATGGGGTCAGCATAAGGCCCGATGGCAAAAGGCTTTCGTCGGACAACCTGTTGGTTTCGGCCTTCACGCCAGCTCCGACACCGATGCAATCATACTGAAGGTCAAGCACTCCAGCGGCTTGGCAGAGGTCCACAGCGTGTCTGGCAGTCGCCCCGGTGTCTCTGGCGCCCCATTCGTCCGTCGCCGTCAGGATGGCTCCCTTGCGGATGGCGAGGGCATTCCTGTCCCCGCCGCCGTCGGCGACATCAAGCCCCGCAACCGACCCACCAGTGTCGTCGAAGCCGAGAGCGAGATGGGCGTCTATGGCCGAGCGAACCCAATCGGCGGGGATGATGACGCCCTCGACTGAGGCGGCGTAGTTCCGATCTACCTCTTGCGCGAAGACGTGCAACAGGCCGTCATCCTGAGCCTTCTGACGTCTTGCTTCGTACCATACATTGGTTTTTGCGGGGTGATCCCGCCAATCCATCACGAAGACGTTAGTCTTACCCTTGACGATAGGGCCGCCGGTCCATTCTACTCCGGCTTCTCTGCGACGGTGAAACACATTGCCGAGGCCATTGACCGAGGAAATGTCGACTTGCACCCGCGTATTGTCGGCGAGCGCGGCCTCAATCTTCTCAGGCCTTTCGTAATGTGCGCTCTCGTCCTTAAAATAGATAAGCTTCCGGCCGCCGCGACCGATGTTGTCCCCGGCCTCACCGGTAATCGACGCATCGTTTTCAGGGTTCAAAAACTTCATATAAGTCATGTGATCGTCGGGACGGAAACCTACCGGCCAAAATTCCTTCGGCAGGTTTCTCACGATGATCCGCATCTTCTCGAAGATGCTATCGGCATCGCCTAGACGGTCAACCAACTGTTCTTTCCGGGAACCCCAGCCAATAGCGGACCCGGGCCAGAACAACCAGAACCAGATCGACAGGGCTCCGCAAAGCCAAGTCGCCCCCATATCGCGGCACTTCTCGACCAAGCCGTTTTCTTCGGCGCGAACGAGGGCTACCAAGAATTCGACCAGATCCGCTTGTCGTTCAAACAACACGAACGGCATCTTAGCCGGCATGTCGCTTGCGGAAGCGGCGCGCGGGTCGTAGGTCACGCACCAGTGATTGATGAAGTCCACCGGGTTATCCCGGTAATACTCCTTCGCAGTCAGAGCCAAGATGGGGTCTGACTTGAACCGGATGACCCGCTTCTGACGCCACGCGTTGATCGCGACGTAATCGGGGGGCCACGTCTCAGTCGTCGCCGTGCAGGGTGGCGGCATAGGACTCGGCCGCCTCCTTAGGGGTCATGCCCGTGCTGATGAGCTTAACCGCACCGCCATTCGCCCCCGTGATCTCGCGGCGATTGGTGTAGGCGTTACCCATCTCCTTCGCGGCCCGCTCTAGGAGATCGGCCACGAAAGGCAGGTTTTTCATTTCCTCGGCTTTCAACGCCATACGCTGAAGGGTCCGAAGGCGCACCGTGCGATGGGAGATGCCTATTGATGCAGTGTCTTCTAGAAACGCTTTGCGGGTTGCGTCAAAAATCTGACGGAACTCAGCCGATAGCGATTGGCCCATACGCTTTGTTGGATCGTATCGCTCGACGGCCTGTCGGCTGACCTCAATCCCAAATTCTTCGTTGACAGCCCTAGCGACCTCGGACGGGGTATCCCAGCACGCAAGCTGCTGCACTACAAACAGTTTTGCCTCATCAGGCAGCGCATTTTGTGCCATATCAGTTGGGCGTTTTCGTCAACGCTTTGTCAACCTCACGCCGTGCGCGCAAGGCAGGTGCCGCACACATTGGCGATGGAAGCCGCAGCGATCTCTGGGCCCTTATTAGCAGCCCGTACCAGTTCGCCTACACCTGTCGCCGCGATGCCGTAACGGGCCACCACGCCGACGAACTCTTCGACGTCATGCCCTCGCATCGTGAATTTTGGGCGGCCGTCCTTGCTGAACTTCGGAGCGCCGAACGCATCATGCTCTTGAGCGCAGTGATACAGTTCGTGCTCAATCAGGGCACAGAACGAAGCATCGTCGCACGCCGCAGCGTGCGTGGCTTCTATCGTGATGATGAAGTCAGGTACGTCGCCGAACCAAGCCTTGACCTGATACGCTGCCCTTGCCTTGGCCCATCGGCCCATGGCGCCCATCGGCATCCCGGGCTCGGCAGTGCCGACGATGGATCGCCCTTGGCGAGCATTTGGGATGTCGGTCCACAGAAAGCCGAGGACCGCTTCGTTCAGATGGGTGTGCGCCTCGTTGGCGAGATCGCCGGCAGGATCTATGAACGTGGACCTGACCCAAGCCTCAAGTTCGGGGGCCGGCACAAAGGTCTCTGGAACGTCGGCCAACAGAAATCGTGGCGGCGCTGGGCGCTCAGCATAGGTCACGACGGCAGATAGTCTCGCCACTGCGGGTGAAGGGAAAATGACCCAGCCGCGAGGGGCACGGCGTCTTCGATCTTTGCGATATGGCTGGCGATCAGCGCATCCAGAGCGAGCGCCGCATCAATCGCAGCGTCTAGCTTGTCCTGTGCATCCCGTGAGTTGTGATCCAAATCCACGGCACAGGCGAATGCGCGCTCGGCCTCTCCGTAAGTTGAGATAGCGCGGGTGATGTCCGTGGGAACGGGACGCATAGGCATCAGACGAACGGATGCGCTTGCGTGGCGAGATAGCTAGGCGCGTGCTTGACGCACCCGAAATCTGGCCCAGTCAGCAGATCGCCCTTATCGCTGCCCTCAGTTGTAACGTAAAAAGCGTCCAGCCCCTCATAGCCATTCCCCTGCGCGAGAAGACAGGCTCCAGCCCAATCTGCACCGTGCCACCCGCAGGGTGTCTGCCAATGGCGGCATGTGCTACAGGTCTGCATTACGCGCCGTCGTCCTCGCGGAGATCTTCATCGGTATCCGGGAGGATAGTGAAGCCCTGGAACGGGTCAGAGGCATCAGTGGCCGTCAACGCTGACGGCTTGGTGCAAATTTCCGAGAACGGGATGCCGCTGGCTACCGCCAAATACATTTCGTCCAGGTGAGATGGCTTGGCGCCGTAGATTTTTCGGTACGTGGAACGAAGGTAGTCCCAGCACTCTCTTCGTAGGTCGGCTTGACCTCAGCAACGACGGCCTGTCGAGATCCAGACCCCGCGCTCTCAGCGGCGGCACGAGCGATCAGCAGGCCAGCACGATACGAGAGATCGTCAGTCGGATGCATCGCCGTTACCGCTTCTTCGCGGCGCCGACAGTGGTCTCGGTGGCGACGGGCTCAGCCCTATCGACATGCGGCGCGGGCATCAAGGCTTTGGCGTGATCGTGAGCCGCCGTAAGCAGGCTCTGGCTCGTGACGACGAGGCCGTGAAGCTCATCGGTGATCGTCTCCATCGCCTTGCGGTTGCCATTGGAGATGGCGGTGCGGAGGTCGGAGAACTTGGTCTCGATGGTGTCGCGAAGCTCGGCGCCCTTGTCTTCCAGACCGGCGAGGCTCTTGGCGAGGATGTGCGTGGTCATGTTAGTTCCTCTCTCGCCGAAGGCCAGCAGCCGGGTCTTCGATCTCACCCGCAGCCGCTGCCGTGATCCTGTCGATATGACCGGAGGAACGGGCGATCATGGGGGTGGTGCCGGATAGGACGCGGTGACGGTGGTCCCAGAAGTCGGTGCTGGCGCTCAGCGTCGCGTCAGAGGCCGGCACTGGACGGGACTGCGCTATAGCTGCCTGTAGAGCGGCGTAAGCATCAACCCAACGCAGGTGGGCAGCCTCGACATCTCTCTGCGCTACCCGCAGCGCTTCGGCAGCCAAACCGGCCGGCCCCTCAATTTGCTCGCGATGCAGCCGATCAATGGTGTGTGAAAGGCGCTCGTGCGACGTAGAAGGAGGGACCAGACGAAGGGTGGGAGCGTAGCCGGCGTCGATGTCGTACATTCAGCGCTTCTCGCCGTAGGGCAGTTCGATACCAGCTCGCCGCATTGGGGCGGGGGGAGCAGGGCGAGGTTGGTTGGGATCGGGGGCAGGCATCACGCCACCGCGCCGAACGTAGCCTTCGCGCAAAGGCTCAACATGATGGGGCGAGCGAGCGGCCTCGGAACGAGCCACGTGCCGAAGAGTAGCAACGTAGGCCGTCCCAGCCACGCCCAAGCCGACGATGGCGAGCATGAACATGTCAGACCTCGCCGGCCGCAATGCGGAGGCCGCAGGCAATCCAAGCCGCGAAGAACTCGGACGGCATCATGAGCCATCGCTGGACGAGAACAGGATCGGGCATAAGTTATACCGCAGGCGGCCCTAGGCGCTTCAGTATATGCCGGAGTGCCTGTTGATGCTCTCCGATAGAGATTGGACCATCCCTGTAGAGAGCATCCATCAAGAAGGCGTACTCTTTGGCTAAGTCGGCCGCCTGCTCGACCGTTGCGGATCGCATCGAGAAAGGCACGGCCCATTCAGGTGCCCGATATGGATAGACCGGCTTGCCCCAGATCATCGCGGCGCTCCATCGAACTCAGCGATTGCCGTATTGAAGGGCTTGTAATACAATTGAGGCGTCGGGTGCTACCAACACCGCGACGCCCCTGACCTCCGGAGCGTTACGAGCGCATCCTTTGGCTGACACCGTTCTTCTCACATTTCGCTATCGCGTCAAGGATCGGCACGCACGCAAGTTGCGGCGGATGGCGCGCGACGTGAACAAAGTATGGAACTGGTGCGGAGGCGCTCAGGAACATGCTTACCGCGTTCGCGGAAAATGGCCCAATCAAGCGACGCTAAACAGAGGGCTTTCCGGCTTAAGCGCTTACGTGTCGATTGGCTCCGACACTTTTCAAGCCGTTGCTGCCAAGTGGGTAACCGCACGCGACGCACACAAGAAACGGCCTCGCTGGCGCGTCAGTATCGGCACTCGTCGGTCGCTGGGGTGGGTTCCGTTTCAGGCCGCAAAACGCTGCATCAGGGTCACAGATACAGGCGTTTGCCTAAACCGTTATGAATTTCAGATTTGGCGCCATCGCGATATTCCTGAAGATATCCGTTCAGGAAATTTCTCGGAGGATGCTGATGGGCGCTGGTTTTTAAACCTTATCTGCGGGGTGCCGGCAGATCGCTTGTCTGGCGATGCGGAAGTCGGCATCGATCTCGGATTGAAGGATTTTGCCGCACACTCGGACGGCACGATAATTTGCAATCCTCGCTATCTTCGTAATTCAGCTGAGACGCTTGCTAAAGCGCAACGGGCTGGACGGAAAAGGCTTGCCAGAAAAGTTCATAGAAAAGTGGCTGCTCAGCGGCGTCACTTTTTGCACTTAGAATCTTCGCGCATCGCTAAAACCTACAGGTTCGTAGCGGTTGGCGACGTAAACAGCGCCGGGCTGGCGCGCACTAGCATGGCTAAATCTGTGCTAGACGCAGGCTGGTCCACATTCCGGCAGATGCTGTCGTACAAACTGGCGATGGCGCCGGGCAGCAACTATGTCGAAGTGAATGAGCGCTATAGTACCCAGACCTGTTCCTGCTGCGGCTCTCGCGTAGGCGGCCCGAAAGGACTGAAGGGTCTGCGAGTGAGACAATGGCGATGCGAAGACTGCGACACCCTACATGATAGGGACGTCAATGCGGCTCTTAACATCCTAGCGTCGGGGCGGAGCATCGCCCTCCATGAGACGGAAAGACGCCTCTCTCAAGAGGCTGCGGATGCTACGCTCCGTCCCGTCGCTGGTTAGCGGCTGAAGCGCCGATTGTATTCAGCCTTCCAGTCACCCAAAAACCACGCTTGGCCTTCGGCCGGCGTGATCTTGCCCTGACAAGCTAGGCGGTGACACAATCCCTCAAGCTTGTTCTTGAGAGCCTGATTGTATGGGCCAGTGATCCGCATCGGCCAAAGATTGTGGGCTGAGTTCTCACCGCCGCATTCGATTGGCACTCTATCGTCCAGAACGCAGCCTCCGTCGGCACAGAAGCCATCGTGCCGATTCGCTAACCCGTAGGCGCGATACACGGCGCGCTTCTCCGCTAGTGTGGCGTGCCTACGCTCTTTCGTGGAGTGACGACAGATAGTTTCGACCGATTGCGTTTCGATCACTCCAGGGCTTAGTGCCTGGTCGGGCTCCGTCCCGTCGCTGTCGAGGGCCCATGCGGGAGTGATCAGCGTGGCCAAGATGGCCAGCGCGAGGGGGAGACGCATGGAATGTCCGAATTGATTGATGCGGGACGGCCCGGCCGAGCCTTTGCAGCATCCGGGTTGCCATGCGCGGAGCCCCTAAAAGCTCACCCCGAGCACGCCGAGGTCATGAACCTCAGCCGGTAACGATGCTGCCGCATCAAACTCAATCAATGCGGGTCGACCCATTAGGAAATCGACTTGGGCTGCCTCAGTGAGGGTTCCCGCACGGGCAAAGCCCGCCGCATTGAACTCTAAAACTTGGTGCTCAGGAGCCGGCGGGTGCGGCGACTGCTTGGCGAGCCAAGCCCTGGCTGATCGTCCTCGCCGGGTCTCTAGGCCCTGCGGCCCGGCTGAGGCACTGTTCCGATGCGTACCGTAATCGGACCCGAGGCAACGGACCGGGAGCCTACGCGAGTTCCCGCTCCCATTTAACCGACTTGCAAGAGCGGGTGGCCGAGCTTGCTTCTCGGGTTGGCCGCTGACGCATCGAGCTGGAAAACTGTAGAGGCAATACCGGCGGGCCACTCGTCACGGGTCTCCTGCGGAAACCAAAACGAGCACCAACCAGGGCGGCGGGGTAAGTCCCTCATAGCCCGACGTATGGTGGGCACTGCCCATGGCTCCACACGCGTTGCGGGCGATACATTAGCATTGCCTTCGCCAATGTCAAGCGTTGATAGATGCAGCCTATCGATATTTGCCGTACAAACCACGCTTGCGCGGGTAAATGCGCCCAGCGTAAGTTCCGATTTCACCTGCCGTCTTCTGCTCTTGCCTTCGCTTCGCTTCGGCATCACGCTTTGCCTGCGCTTGAAGCCTCAAAGCCTGAGGGCTTGGCATTCGCATCGCGCTTGCTACCCCGTTCGGTAGCGATGAGGCCCAAGCCGCCACCTCATGAATGTGCTTGTCTTCTTTAGCTACCGAGAACACCCGCGCCTTAGCGTGCAATTCTCGAGCACGATCTCGCGCAGCGGCAGCTTGCAGCGCGATCTGACGCTTCCGCAGCAATGCCCGCTCTCGGTCTCGCTCAAGTTCGCGGCGACGCGCAGGCGACATGGCCGTGCCAATTCCGCCTTGTGCGATATTCGTGAGCGTACCATCGGCATCAACTAATCGGTACTCGTGATCAAGGGCATCAGCCTCCCTCTCATACGATGCAACAATCTCAATGAGCACGTTGAGCCCAGCGGACACTATGTCTGCAATGACTGCCACTTTCTTTGAGTTGCTGCCCTTCGCGCCGCGCCTAAATTCAGCTTCGTGTTGCCACGCACGCCTACCCTGTCCCTTCCCCACGTAAAAAGGCGCGTTCGTGCGCGGGTCGCAGAGCCGATAAACGTAAAAACCATCCGGGATATCGATCATCGCTAAACCTAAAACGTACATACGTTTGCAAGGCTTACCGCCATCGTGCTACGTCGTCAACATTCGTACGTACGATTGAGCAAATGCCAGATCCCACCCGCAAAGATCACAAAGGCGGCCGGCGCAAAGAGTGGGATGTGCGGCTGACCGTCCCCACCAATAGGGACACGCTATCGCGGCTGGATAAGGCGATAGGTCCCGGCGAAACTCGCCTGGACCTGATCAGATCGGGCATTGAACGCGAGTTGCAGGCTCGCGAGGCGCCTACGCCCGCCGCAGGGCTATAGGCGCCTTCCGCATCGGACGATCCAGGTTCTCGACCGCTTCCAACGACACTTCCATCATGGCCATGCCCCCGAACACTGAGGTCAGGATGCGGAACCGACCCTTGCCATCGTTGTCGTTGTCGGCCGTGCCGGTGGTGCCAGCAAATGGCCCGTCGATGATCTGAATGCGCTCGCCCTTGCTGACGGCCGGTAGGGCGGCGAGGCGCATGGCCTCGGCAGTGCGGGCGTTGCGGAAGGCGATGAGGCTCTGACGCTTGCGCTCGTCGAACCAGCCCTCGCGCTCCTCGTCCGCCATGGGGCCGATGCCGCCGAGCGAGCCGTCTCCGAGAACGTAGCGGATCGGCATGGGAACAGGGTAGCCGTGGTTGCCGAGGCAGGACAGTACGCCGACTGGCGAGGCCGGTTGATGGCGGGGCTTGATGGTCGGACCCCACTCGTCCGGCAATACAGGATACTCGGCGCCCGTGGCGTCTGTACGCCATTCCGGGTGCGGCAAATGTGCAAATAAGTACCCACGGAAGAGGGGACGCTGCAATTCGGTAAGGTACAGCTCCTTGCCCTTGCGACGCCGCTCCCAATAGGTTTCCGTCGGGACGTAGGTCGGCACGCCATGCTCGCTTAGACCGTCTTGGCAGCGGTACTCGCCCTGCGGCACCGTGATCAAGCAGTACCAGCCCTTGCCCGCCTCGGATTGCACGACAGGCGCCAGCCGCCGATCATCGTGCTCAATCGGGATCTCGTTGAGCTTCGCCTTCGGCTGGTTGTCGTTGTCCGGCTTCGTGCCGAGGTGCTTGCCGTAGAGTCGCGCGCCCATCGTCCTACTCCGCTGCGTGTCTGTGCTGAATGACGGCGCCGATGTAGAGCAGCCATCGAGGAGATTGCGTGAAGTAGCCGCCGTAGGTTGATCCCCACCACCGCTCAATAACTTCATCGGGATCCGCCCCGATGCTCAGGCAATAGTCGCGGGCGTTGCGCTCTTGAGAGGTCATCGCGCAGCCGACTTCTCTCTGATCCGATGGGCGATGCCCTTGGCGACCCGCAGAGCCCCTTCAGCATAGGCCGCCGAACGCTTGTCGGGGTCGTTGCGATTGTTAGTCATGTCACGGATTTCGCAGTCGCAGGCGTGAAGCAGGTCTTGGATCTCGCCTTCAAGACGCTCGGCAACTCGACGCCACGAGCGCCCGGCCTCAATCGCGGTCTGAAGCTGCGGCGTCATAAGTCCGACGCCGAGACAGCACGAGCAGACGCCTTCCAAATTGCCGCCCTGGCCACCGCAACCGTCGCCGCCAGATGGGTCGCCTTGGCCTTCGCAGATCATCACCTTGCTGTGGCGAACGCGGGCCGTGATCTCAACGAGAGCCTTTTCGATGTCGGTCATGGCTCGCGAACCTCCGGCAAAGGGGTCCAATGCCGATACCGAGCGCACCAGCCTTCTTCTGTCGGCCGTCCAACGAATGGACGTAGCGGCGAGCCTGCTAAAGTCCACCACAGCACCGGACCATCCGCTTCGGTATATTCCCGGAGCAGTCGTGGCTTCGTCGTGCGATCAACCTCTGTAAGCGCGCTGTCCTGAACCTCGCGCACCGAACGATTGGCCCAAGCGACGACGCGATCATCGTCCTCCGTCTTGAGGGCTAAGATGCTTTCGACGAGCCAGCCGATGCCGTTGCGGTCGTGGAAGGCGTCCCATCGGTTAGCCGCCGCCTCAGCGATGACGGTGGCTTTCTCGCGTCGGGACAGCCGAGGGGCTGGCTCGACCGGCGGCCCTAGCCTCGCCTTCAGCACCGATAGAGCGTCCTGAAACACTTCATGCGGCGATTGAGGCCGAGCGTGATCGCCCATCCCGAGCGTCACACAGAGTTCGCGCAAATCGTCTTGTAGGATATCGCTCATCGTGAGGTCCTCGGCGCAAAGACGCTGCAAAGATCATCATGAGCCTGCTGGATGCGCCTGCCTATTTCAGTGACGATGTATTCGTGTGTCGGCGCTGGTAGCGCTTCGATGGTTTTCAACCACCATTCAGCCTCGGCCCATCGGCCGTGGCAGTAGCCGAACTGATAGGCGTCATCGTCGCCGAGTGGCGTATATTCCGTGCCGTCCTCATTCCAGCATTCGTCAAATGACTTCTGCCGCCGCACTCGTTCCTGCCAGTACGCGAACTG